CTGCCCATGATTACATCATACACAGCAACAGCAAACCAAGGCAACATAGCTGGTTCATTGCTAAATCTATTATTGACAATGATCTCTTCTTTAAAGCTATCGTCCTTCTGTCTGTTATAATCTGCCTTGAATGGCATCTTATATTCTTTGTTGTTCCATTTAATTGTTTCTAGTTCCATGCTGACTCCACTATTCCACCGTTGGTGGCTTTGTTCAAAGCTTCCAGGTATTCCGTTTCAGTTAACTTTAATACTTCCAAACAAAAATGATGTTTAGTTCCCTGGTCAGCGCCTGGACCTGCCAAGTATCCTGGCACCTGGTCCAATAACTCTTGACGCTTTGCGCCACCTGGTAGGTATTCTGCTTTAATTGATTTCATAATATTCCTTTCTGTTAATAGGATTATCCTATCATTATTGATAGCCCTCGTCAACACCTATTTTCTGTATTTGTGTATAGCTATAGTTTCCCCCATGATTTTGTGTTACTTTCTCATATCCCTCAGTAAATCTTCTATGTGTAATAAATGGAATAGGAATGCCTTGTTCAATATTCTGCATGTTTTCACTTAACCACTCAAACTTACATCTTTGACTACAAAAGTATTTATCTGATTCTGAATACCAATTTTGGTGGTTCATATCAGTATATGCATATCTTCCACGAATTATACCTTTAGATTTTAAAAACCTATCTGCTGTAGTTTGTTCGTGACAATGTGGTCCTTGGCAAAAATGTTTCATTATTCATCCCCCTCGGTCATTTGATATCTACCTAAAATCTTATGTATTGCGCCTAAAGATTTCTCTAGTGTAGCAATTCTATCTTCAAGATATTTAAGCTTGTTACGTTGCAACATTGCGTCCTTATTTCTGTCATGAAGTTCAAAATGTTCTGTTGTTAGTTCTGTCATTAAAACCCCTCTCTATTATTTGGTAGCATAAACAAAAACTTTACTCCGAAAGTAATTGCTATTGCTAAACCTATCCACATGTCAAAGTGTATTGCTATTACTACACCTAAAAAGACCATTGCAAAATGCAATGCAAAGTAAATTGCGTACAACATTATTTAACTCCTTTCATTGTCCACGATACAGTTGCATTTCTAAAGTTATCTGCGTCCATATCCCAATAAGTGCAAATTGATTTTCCAGATTTGTCTGTCCAATATCTGCAACCCTCAACCCATTTACCTAATCTCGTAATGTGTTTTTTATGTTTGTCTGCGTAGTATGTTATTTTAAATGGTCTCTCTTGTCATAGTTGTATTCTTCATACCTTTAATCATACTAGCCAAATTAGTTGGATTGTAGATTGTTAAGCCAGTTGAATTACATCTAACAAGTTCTGCCTCATCAAGTTCAATGCCTAGTTCTTTCATCAACTCAACACCCTCGCTTAAATATCTATATGCCTTTAAGCCAGTTTTCATAGCTTGCTTTTGTTTCTCGATACTATCTATCCATTTCTGGTGGCAAGTGATTACATTTGCTTTTGCAACTTTTAACATTTTAAATATTAAAAATTCCTCTTTAGTACAAGCGATTGTTCGTGAACGACAATGTGATGTTCCAATAATATCTAAATAGAATTGACTATCAAACTCTCTTGTCATTCCGACAGAATTATCATTGTCAGAATTATAACTAGAATATCTTGTATATCCTAGTGCCTTGTCGTTTGCCTCAATGTGTTTAGTTTTATGTGGATTATCTTCCTTGCCATTTTGTTGTGCAAGAATATCTGCATTACACTCTTTTGCTTTTAGTTCTTCTCTCTTATAAGCATAAGCAAATTGTTTTCCAGTTTCGTCATTGTACTCACTATTGCCACAACTACCAAACAAACCAAAATCAAAATGTTCAGATACTTGTCTATCTCTTTCATCTTCATCTTCTTCTAGGTTTTCTTTTGCATAAGAAAAATAAAAGCATTTATCTTTTGCAACAACATCTAAAGGTTGTCCATACTTTGCTTTTAAAGTTTTGCAAGTTTGAACATCATCACTTGGATATGCTCTACCTACAACTGCCTTTGCAAGTTCAAACGCCTTTGGATATAAAATATCAACTTTTTCTCTTGCTGAATTATATGCGTCTTTCTCTTGTGTTATTTCTTGTTCTGCGCTTTCGCCATACCGA